ATAGGCATTTCAGGCTGTGGCTGTGGTGGTACAGGTGGTTGCCTTGAGGTGGCATACCCTGTGGCATAGGCTGTTGAGCCGGTTGCGGTGCAGGATCTTGACCAGCAGGAGTAGCCGGTGCTTGAGCACTTGTAAACATCTTGCTTAAGAATGGTAGATCCATCATCTTACCCATCTCACCAAAGACGTATTCCCAATCAGGCACTTTACCAGTTTGTTCTTGGTACTGTTGTAGAGCGTTAGGCATTTTACCGATAAGCTCCCAGAACAGTTGCATAGATTCAAGTTGCTGTTCACGTGTCTGTTTAGCAGTAGAGTTAGCCTTGTAGTCAAACTTAGCCGTAATACCCTTAAATGCAGTAGGATCAATCTTAATTCTCATCTGATTACCAGATTCAGACATACGATATGTAGCCATACCGTTATCTTGCCAGTGTTTGAACATATCGCCTAAATCTGTGTAACCGCTTTCAATGATCTGTTCAATCTCCTGAGAGAATACATCAACAGGGATATGCTCCGTAACTGTAGGTAGAATTGAGTACATACCTTCAATTAGTTCAGCCATAGCACGTTCAAGAATACCCCTGTCAAAGTTGTCACGAGTACCTTCACGCTCCTTAATATCCTTAAGAGCTTGTGGAGTTTTACCAAATCCCGGATCCATTGAGCTTTCAGCGTTAGAGCGTGTATCTGTTGTACCGGCTATAGACTGAATTGCACCTTTAGCCATACCTTTAGCAGCTTGGTAAGTAGAAAGTCCGGCGTTAGATCCATCAAGTCTTTTAGCGTCAGGTGTACCGTTAAATTCAATAATTGCACCCGGATCTTGCGAAACTGTGTGGCGAATAGCTGTTTGCATATTAACCATAAGTGGTGCAAATAGATTGACCTTGATACCCTGAAAGTAGAAGTTATCAAGACCATCATTAGCGAACTGCATAGGCATAGATCGCTGGAAGTCACCATTACCGTAGTAGCTATCAAGCTTTGGAATACAGCGTTTTAGAACAAATGGAATACGAGCGTTATTGTGAGGGTTTTTAATATCACGAATAACTTTACAGCCGAGTGATGGTAAGAAAGTGATCCAGTGTCCACCTTTACCAGCTTCATAACGAGTAACAACTTCAATCTGTCGTGTACCCTGTTTCATTCTTTCACGGTAGCTAAGAGTATCACGCTTTGGATCTGCTTCTTTGGTCAAGTTGCGAAGCTGATTAATAACAGATTGGATAGCTTCTTTATCCCACGTATCGTCTTCATCATCTTCTAAAATATCTTCAAAAAAGCGAACGGACTTGTAGCTGATAGCGTGTACATAGTCCATATCTGTAATAGAGGTAAAGCCGGACTGAGGTATGAAGTTTCGTGGATTCCATAGCCAACAGTCAGGACCGACATAACCAGTAGTTTCATTGACGTTAATATCGTAGTGCATAGGCATTACGTTATATTCACTTGATCCGTACTGCCATATGAACATCTTGGTTAAGAAGTCAAATTGAGCATTAGCATTAGGGTAGATCCACTTGGTACGGAGTAAATCCAAGAACATACCTTTACCATAGTCTTTTTTACCGATAGCTTGAGTTTCACCATCTAAAAGTTGTCCTGCTACACGAGCAGCACGTTCAAGATAAATCGTAGCTGTCATATTGTCAGTTAATCCGTTACCGGTTTGGCGTGAAACAGGATCATAGGTTTTACCCATATCCATAGCTTCATAAGCGTCATAATCGGTAATAGCCGAATCGTGCTGATCTAAATCTTCAGAATAATCACGGTACAAGTTTTTTCTCTTGGCTTGTACTTGGTTTAATTTCATTGAGTGTTTTGTCTGCCATTTTTGTTTCTCCTTTAAGTAGCTAGTAAGCCGTAGCTATTGAACTTAGGTTGTTTATAATTACTCTTTTTGTTATCGGGTAATCCATACTTCAAGTATAGCTTAAGATAGCGTAATGCGTCAGGGTGGTCATCATCTTTCTTCACTGGCAAGTCAGAAGGCGGTCTATCTTCTTTGGCTTCTTTGTATTTATAGTTCTCCATTTGATAGATCGTCATTTTACAGTTCTGAGTAAAGTATACATCAGGTTCAGGTAAGCCGGTTAATTGGATCTTAGGCTTAACCATACCGCCGAATAGTTGAATACCGTCAGGTACAGAGTTTTGACGTTTTGGTGCAGATATGATGTTACAAGTATAGCCAAGATAAGCACTATGCTTCTTAATAACCTGATCTATTAAGTCAGGACGAGCAGAATCACAAACTATTCCAGTAACACGAGTTTCACCAAGTTTTGTCTTTAATTGGCTCAAAATCTCGTCAATATCCATATAATAGCCGTGAATTTCGTCAGTTACCCACCATTTACCGCTTCCATCAATTTTTACGATATTTACAGCAGTAGGGTGTCCTTCAGCCCAACCAAAATCCCATACCACGTAAGTAGTACCGTATTCCGGTATACGCTTATCAATCGGTGAAACAACGTGAATATCCCTATCAAACCACTTGTAAACAGATCCGGCAAAGCTTCTAAACTTAAGATCAACCTCTTGCTCAAAGGTATCAAGTTCACCACGATCAATAGCGTCTTGTCGTTCTCGCTTATACCATTCTTCAGGTGATGGCTTAATTGCAGGGTTATCTTTATAGGTAGCCTGAATAAAGAAGTAACGCTTAGTTGTAGGCAATTTAGCGTATTCAATCAATTCCCACCAGTGGTTATAGCCTTTAGCGTACCCATAAATGCAGCCCAACCTTGAGTAGTGGTAAAGAAGTACTTATAAACGGTAGCGAAGTTATTAGGATCTTGATCTTGGTACTCATCAAAGATCATACCGTTAGATTTAAGACCACGATGATCGTCAGCATAATCAGAGCCTAGCAACTGAATAGTAGTTCTAAGCATTTCAGTATTATGCTTCACCGCTATCCAGCCTATGCCAGGCAAGAACATAGGAGCTTTGAGATAGTTGAAAGTTATAACTAGATCCGTATTTTTGTATCGTAAATAATCTCTTTAGGGATCGTGTTTTTTACTGTCGCCACATAACTCTTTAGCGTGTTTGTGAGTATTGAAAACAATATGATACGGACCTTGCTTATAAGTTCCAGCCATTTCAAGATGTTTAACCGACCAGAGGGATTTACCCACCTGTCTACCCCAAAATAAGACTGCACGATCATAGCCATCAACTAAGAGAGCTTTGTGAGCCTGTATCTGTTTGTCGTGAGGTGTATAAATAAACCCCTGATCGGTAGCCATCTTTTCAACCCTTCTTATTCAGGAGTTGATATTTTACCAATACCTTCTTGTGAAGCTAGTGTTGATACTTTAGCAGCAGCACTATCTCCATCGGTAAGACTTTCTGTATCGTAAACCATAACAATCTTACCGTTAATATTCTGTTCAAGTGGACGCTTGCGGTGAGTTTCAATCTTTGCAGGAGTAAAGATAGCAAGTAGCCAAGTGCGGAAACGCTGATAGCGGATCTCGCTCATCAAAGCCCTAAAGCCTTCTTCACTGTCTTCAAATTGATCCAAGATTCCCATACGACCAGCCATAATACGAGTAGTAAACTCGTCTTCGTGCAACATCTGTCGTGCTACGAGTGCAGCCTGTCCAGTTGGTTCACCCTCATCATCAAACAATCGTGAAAAGAGTTCCATTGTGAAACGTGGTTCAGCATAAGCAATCTTGTTCTTCTCATACTCCACGCCGTCCACTGACCACCTAAAGATAAAGTTTTCTCTAGGAGCAAAACGTGCAAGCTGTGGTTCTGATAATAGGCGTTCTGTAGGATCAGGATAGTAGCCCTTATCAATCTCGTAACGGTAGACAATACCTTGCACTTCACCGCCACGACCAAGCCGAGCCTTATTAGTACGACTAGGAGCTAGATCTTCAAGTTCAGCAAACTTCTGATCCGGTGTAGCTTGTGCAATTTGCGGATTTTGGCGTAATGCTTCTGCTACAGCTACAGCGATACTAGCAACTAAGTTAGGATCTATCTGTACTGATGGCTGTGGTGCAGATGATGGCTGATTATCAGTAGGCAATACCTCTGTTAATTCAGCACCTTCAGGTGCAACCGGAGCACTTAACCCTTCGTGATCTGCTTTAGCTTGTTCAGCAG